CGTTTACATTCTTTAAATCTTGTATGGATACATAATCTCTTAGTTGTATCCAATTCTTTATTGTAGGGTGTGATGGGTCGCAGAGAACATCTCTGTTGTTCCAAGGTATAAAGTCTGGACCATCATAGTATGTCTTTCTCTTTTTGCTTTTTCTATCAACTATTGTTTCATAGTGCCACTTAACAAGTGCAAATGATGCTCCGTACTTACGGGCATTTTGATCCATTAGTCCCCATTTGGCAACCATTGGCATATTTGCTATTCTCTCGTTGTCATCCCATTGAAAGTTTAGTAGCTCGTTAGAAACATATGCTCCTAATGTATCCCCACTCTCTCTTGGTACAAGTCTTCCTTTTGGTTTTCTTGCAAGTAATCTTGATGTTTTTTCAAATATAGATGTGTAAACTCTTGGGTCAAATACAAGAGATTGGTATGGCCACTTACTCTCGTCAATGTATGACCTAAATAATTCATCTTTTCTATCAAAGTCTGGTCTTCTAATATCTAAGTCTTCTTTTGCAAGGTCATAGTGTCCTAACACTTGCGATAATATATCTAATTCTTCTGATGTTCCTTTTAATGTTTTCTTGTTTTTTGGCATAAAAAAAGCACCAATAATAGGTGCCAAGTTTCTAACTTACATTTATTATACACTATTATACAATAGGTAAATCTAATGCTATGTTCTCTGTTGCCTTTACTAAACCTACATTACCTTTTCTTATCTGTACTGCTATCTCACCATACCCTGTACCACTTTTAATTAGTGCAAGACTTCTAATAAGGTGTAGTAATATCTCGTGATTTACCTGTGTTTCAAGTAGAGCTATCTTTATCTCATAAAGTTCTGGGTCTAGTGTCTTTACCATTTCAATATATTGCTTGGTGCTATCGGTCATATACCAATCCTCCATTGCTTTGGTTTCCATTGCTCAAATACAGTAGTCTTCCTCTTACCTTTGTAAGAACATATCACATATCTTAGTGCATCCATAGCGTGATCGTTTGCTTTTTCTGGAGTATCGGGTTCATTCAAGTCTTGTGGTGCAGTTGGTAGCTTCTCTCTCCACCTATATGACTCAAACTCTTGTATTAGGTGTTTGCAGTTGTTGAATACGAACATTCTAGGCATACCTGCTGAATCTTCCATAGGTATATTGTCTACAAAATGACCTGGTTTTATTTTTAATCTCTCTTTTACTAGGTTAATACCGTACAAAACCCAATGCTGACGGGTAGTTCCTGTTTCTTTGTTTGCTTTACTAATATGTACCCCCCTTTTTGCAAACTCTCTTAGCCATTGAGTACCTGTAGGGTCACCATAAGTACCTGCTATTGGGGTAGATGTCTTCGCATTTATCTGTCCTGCGTGAAAATCTATGGTTTCTGCCTGTTCATAGTGCTCATCTATTATCCAAGCGTTGTCATCTTCATCAAATGCTACCCATAGGCACACTGTTGGGTTGTTAGAACCAAAGTCCATACCCCTAAATACTCTCCAAGTTCTTGGTATTTTGAAGGGTTTTACCACGTGAACCTCTCTTTGGAACTCTTTATACACAAGACCTGTAAATGTCTTGAACTCTGCCATATATTCTTGTAAAAATGTGTCTTCTGTAAGTGATTCTTTTGCCTTATCTATCTCTTTTGATGGTACATTTGGGTTATCATAGCTTGTAAATCTGAAACTTTCGTAGTCTTCATTGTACTTATCACTACCTTTTATCCCCCTTTGATACAATTCAAAGAAGTGATTGTACCCTGCTGGGGTACTAATAAAGAGTGCAGGTGATTCATAGTCTGTTAGGGTTGCTCTTAATACCTCTTCCCATAACCATCTCCAATTTCTTATACTAGCTATCTCGTCTACTACAAGGGCATTTAACTTAACACCTCTTAATCTGTCTGGATTTTCTGCTGATCTAATTGCTATACGGCTACCATTAACAAGTACCATCTCAAGTTCTTGCTCATTCTTTGTTCTGATTACATATTTGGGTATTTCGCTAAGAAGTCCTTGTTTCCAATGGATTTCTTTACCTTGACCATAGGTTGGAGCTACAATCCAATAAGTGCCTGGTGTATCCATAGCCTTTTTGAATAACCACATTCTTGCTAAAACTGATTTACCCCAACGTCTACCAGCTACAATTACCTTAAATCTTTTAGGAGATGTTACGACTTTGTATTGGCCTTTGTGTAGTTTAACTTTCACAAAGTGATTATATCATTATGACTTTGTGAGTTTTAAGTAAAAGTAATATGCAAGGAAGATACAAAGGAAGAAACATATTAAAAGTATTGCACCATTAAGTGGATTAGATATAAAGTACAAATAAAATAGAGTGTATAATGCTCCGCGTATGAGGGCTATACAAAAACTAAAGTTTAAATAGTTTAAAGCAGTAAAGAGTACAAAAATTATTGGTGCTTTTGGCATACCCAACTTATCAAAAATATCTAACAAACCATACTCTCCCAGTGGTACTAGGGTTATGCAACCTACAAAAATTATGAGCAATGCCTCTGTGGGTCTGTGATTTATATAACTCTTTTTCATACTTCAAATAAAAATAATTTAATAACACTACCAGCCTGTGAGTTCTGAATAAATTAAATATACTAGACAGATACAAATAATAAGTAATACACCACCAAGAGGATTAGAAAAGAAGAACAATAAAAATAGGCAAGATAATGCTGAACCTATTAAACTTTTATTAAAAGTAGTATATGGGTAGTACCAAGCAGTTAAAAGTACAAAAACTATTGGTAAACCTGGTGCTCCCCACTTATCAAAAATATTTAATAGGCCATACTCTGCTAGTGGAACTAGCATTATGTAACCTACAAAAAATATTAGTACTGCTTCTGTAGCCCTATGGTTTACGCAATTCTTACTTCTTCTTTTGTTTTTCATATGTTTCTCATACTCCAAATAAAAATAATTTAGTAACGACTACTATGGCTTCAAATACCCCATAAGCAAGTATTGGTAATAAAAAGAAAATCATCATACCTATTCCAATTAAAAAGGTTAGTGGGAAGATTACATTCATACCTATCCACAATGCAATATACGCAGGATATTTTATTACCCACCAGACCCCTAAAATTAGATTCTGAGAGGCTTTTAGTAATAACCTAGCTGATGAATCAGTAGCTGACCTAACTCTCTCTGAGAAGCCGTACATAAATGCAAACAGCATAAATATTCTTAATGGTAATACTGAAGGATTCCCTATAAATAAATCTAACATACACACAATATATCACATAACTAACATATGTCAATACAATGTGCTTTCATCATTTGTCATATCCAAAAATCACTTTGTCATATATAGGAATGGTTTCGGCTGTGTGGGGAACAGTGGATGTTATTCCTTTATATATTCGCGCGGGGCTTGCCCCCCCCACGTTGCCCCCTATACCTTATATATACGTATATATTTTTTTACGTTCTTATATCTACCCTTATATTTTTTACACGCGTACCCTATTATATATAGATATATAACCTATTGACATTACATAACATTATGATATTATATATCTATACTTATATATATAAGTAGCAGTTTAACAATTTAATAAGGAATATTATGGAAGTACATAATGAGGAATATAAAGGTTATAAAATTATAGTGAGCTACGATGAATACGCGTATTCTCCACGTGAAAATAGCAACGTGAGTTGTCTATTCCTAAATCATAGGCGTTATAACTTTGAATGGTATGATAGTGATATATCTAAAGGCGATGATATAGATGAACTTATAAAAGACTTAAAGTCTAGTGGGTACAAATATATTATGCCTATCTATGCTTATATACATAGTGGCGTAAGTTTGTCATTAGGTTCTTTTAGCTGTACCTTTGATAGCGGCGTTTTAGGCGTTATAGCCACAACAGACGGCAATATAAGAGAAATGGGTATAAAAAAGCATAAAAAGAATATAATCAAAGCCTATAAGTATGAGTTAGATCTATATAATAAATATATTAATGGCGATGTATACGCTTATGAAGTATTAAAAGATAATACCTGTAGTTGTTGCGGTAACGTAAGCCACGATCTTATAGATAGTTGCGTATCTATTTATGATGATGATGACGCACTAGCAAGCGCTAAAGCTTATATTGATAGTATAACCGATTAAAGATATTAAGCCCCCTTACAATAGGGGGCTTTTTATTGCCTATTATTACATTACTATAGGTTGCGTTGCTCTTTGTACTGCACGCAGTAGCGATTAAGACTTTTACCCGTTGTATCAATGTTTTAATTTTTATGATTTTTTTACTATAAGTTACTTTTATATCATTTTTATATATAATATAAGTAAGATATATAGGGTTTTTACGGGTTTTTTATGGGTTTTAATGTAAAAAGGAAGGCGTAAAATTGAGTTTTAAGGCGTTTTTATTTAAAAAATGGGTAAAGTGTCATAAGTAAAAGCAAGGGCTGGACGTGGGTAAAACTATACACAAGCCTATTTTAAAAGCGTAAAAAGGTAACAACACGCGTAAAAAGGTTTTAAAAAAAGCATAAAAAAAGGTAACAACAATAAAAAAGGTTAAAACAATAAAAAGAATAAAAAAGGTATAAGGGTATAATAGTATTACTATATATATAGGGTTACATCTTGCGGGCGTTTTATTGCACTATTTTTAAAATTAAGATCAATATAATTATATAGGGTATTGACATTGTTAGTTATATATAGTATATTTATGTATAGTATACAAGTTTTAAATATAAGGAGTTTAAAAATGATCTACATTTTAAACAAGGTTGGCTACAGCGCTGGCGTCTATGGTTGTAGCGGTGAGTATTTTACTCTAACAATCATAAAAGACAGCGAGAGCTATAAAACAATCAACTTTAGCGGCCTTTATGGTAGCGAGGATAGAGTTATAGAACCTTTAAAGAGCAAAGGCTATAAAAATATAAGCGGCTACCACAGATACGGACAGCTAAAGGGTGATGAACGTAAGGGCTTTAAAAGTGAGCCAGACGCCATAAAAGAGGTGGAGGAGTACATTAAATAAAAGTTAGATATAGGGCGTTATATCGCTAACGCCTTGTAATGTGATTTTTATAATCATAAAGTAACAAGTTATAAGGAGTAAATAATGATTTTTTATTTAAATAAAGATTTAAAAAGCGGTTTATATTCTGTTTATGAGTTTAATGGTGATCATAAAAGAGGTTTAATAAAGGTTAAAAACCCTATTTTTAGCGGTAAAGATGACTTTATAAAAGAGTTAGAGGCGTTAGGCTACAATAAAAGCTACGAGGTTAAAGAGTGCTTTTTTAATGAATACTACGAGCTTATAGACATAAAGGACTTTGATTAAAAGTTATATCAAGGGCGTTTTAATGCTTTAAAATGCCTTTGAATATGATTTTTAAAATCATTAGTAATAATTTAATAAGGGGTAAATATGATTAAAGAGTTTAAACCTATAAAAAATAAAATAGTTAAAAAATTAGAACTAAAATCTGTATATAAAAATGACAACGATTTTAATTTAATAGCTAATATGTGTGGATACACAGAGAGCGATATATTAGCATTTTTTTATTCTTATGATGTCTACGAGGGTGGCAACGATGATGAGCATTTTTACATCGCTGTGAGTAAATGTAAAGAATATAACTACATATGGCATTAAGTGTTGTTAGCGCTCATTAAGGTGGGCGTTATATAGCATTTAATATCATTGACAAGTGTTGTTACATATGATATTATAATGTTATAGTAATAATTTATAAGGAAGTTATATGAAAATAAAAACAAAAATAAAAAGTTATATAAATGATTTTGAACCTATCATAAAACAAGTTGATAATTCAACAATATGGTTTCTAAAAGATAGTGCTGATAAAGATTTAAAACAATCTGTATATGACGCTCACGAGGGCTCATATCCCAAGGATTATATATATGGCACTTACCTATGTATACTAGAAAACCTATTAAACTATGATATTGAAAATATAGATGATATCGATGATATAAGACACGAGCTAGTTGATAGTATGGTTGACATTTACACTTATGATTTAACAGAATGGTTACATAGTGATAATTCTAATGTTTACTATTTAGATAAAGCAATAAACGAATATGGTTGTAAGAATGGTTTTGAGTTGCTCGCAACAGCACAATATATAGCAATTGATGAAGTATTTGAATATGTTTTTAACTTATTAAAAGATTAAAAGCTGTTAGTAGGGCGTTATGGTGCATAATGTCCTACAAGTAGCATTTAATGTTACAAAGTAATAATTTATAAGGGTTTTATATGAAAATAAAATTAAATACAGATCTAGTTCCATTTTTTAATGGCACTTACAATACAATTTTTGATTTAAGTCATAAATATGATGATTATGATGATGATGAAATAGATCATAACGAGTATATGGACAATATATTAGAGGCTTACAAGTCTTTGGACATATTTAAAAACATTGATTTTGTTAAAAAGGTAGAGTTTACGGGGTGGTATAGTCCTAAGTCTTACAATTATGGTAATGATGAGTTAGATTTTGTAATTGATATTGATAAAAAAGAATTGTTTAAAACATTAGATAATCTAAACAATAAAGAGTTTAAAGACTTTTTAAAAGAAAATTACAGCTCTTATAGTGGTTTTATATCATTTACATCTAATAATTATGATGAATTATATGATAAAGCAATAATGGGTGATGAGCAATCAATAGGTGCTATTCTAACTTATTTATTAAAAGATGAGTTAAAAGATATTGAGTATTGCGTTTACGAGAGAGTTTAGAAGTTATACCAAGGGCGTTATGGCGCCTTTGGATATGATTTTTAATATATATATAATTGACAAGCAATGTTATATATAATATAATATCATTAAGTAATAATTTATAAGGAAGTTATATGGAGTATTTATTCACATATAAAAATAAAAAAATATATGTCATAAAGTGCATAACAGCTCCAGCACTTTTAGATGATTTAGATCAAATTAAAGTAGAACTATTGTTTACTTTAGGTGAGGGGCTACAAAAGTTTAATAATTTAGATGACTTAATTAAGTCAATTAAGGAGTAGAAAATGAGTTTAAGAGCACACTTAATAACAAAAATGGAGTGGGAGCA